AAACTATATGCGACATATCTATACAATCAACTTCAATGTTATTCTGTATTAGAAAAATATGGATTACACAATTCATTATTTAAAGATACACCTGGTCTATTAAGAGCTGAACATATCTTATATGATTATAATTCTTTTAAAATAGATACACCAGAAATTACACAAAGCACAAAAGATTATATTGCTCATATTGAATCTATACAAGATGAGGCTATGAAACTGTATGCTCATATCTATGTACGACATTTAGGAGATTTATCTGGTGGTCAAATGATTATGAGAAAAACTCCAGGTCCTAATAGATATTACAAGTTTAAACATAAAGAGGTTGGTGATTACAAAAGAATAGTAAGAGAAACTATTAATACATATTTAAATGTGTATGAACATTCTGTTTTACCAGAGGCTACTTTCTGTTTTGAAAGTGCAACTAAACTATTTAAAGAAATGAAAGAGTTACACGATTTAAGTTATAGAGATACAGAAAACGACCCCTTTAAAGGTACTATAATGGAAGGCAAAGATTAATGATTTGGGATAGACTAATAAGAAATAGTGAAACTATAATACAAAAGTTAAATTTTTATTTAGATGAATATAATGAACCTGGTATGGATAGATTCAACAACGATAGTTGGACTAATAGAACATGGTCAAATCAAGGTGTAAGACGAGCTCATGTTGATGTTGTTGATGTAAGAGAAGAAAAAGGATTGTGGATGCAACATGTCTGTATCTTTCCAGGATTAACAAATGGTGGACCTATTTTTGGTTGGGATATTATTGCAGGCGAAAAGAAAGTTACTGGTGCGTTTCACGACTTTTCACCATTACTTAAAAAAGACCACCGTATGGTAAATGCGTTTGGTGATTTAGTATCAAAATATAAGCCTTCTAAACCTAGAGAATTGCCAGATTGGGCATTAAAAATTTTTAGTCCTCATATGATAGCCGCTGGTAATATTAGAGAAGAAAAAGAGTTAAATGATATATGTCTTTTAGTTGAGAATAATTTGTCTTTTTATCTTGATAGAATAATAGAATTCCATGATGACAGTAAGCCGGAAGATGTTAGAGAAGCACAAAATTACTACTGTAAACATCAACAAATGAATCCACATACACCTAGAGTTATGCAATCCCTTGGTTTACCTGAAGAAGACATTAAATTGTTTTGTTCAGATAATCTCTTCCCTATCATTAAATAATTCTTATAAATATACCAGAAAAGGTAACAATTATGGCAAAACCAGCAAGTAGAGAGAATTTAAAACAATATGCTTTAAGAGCGTTAGGTAAGCCTGTAATTGAGATTAATGCTGATGATGACCAGTTGGAAGATAGAATAGACGAGGCATTACAGTATTTTTCACAATATCATTATGATGGCGTACAAAGAGCCTATTTAAAGTATCAATTAACAGAAGCTGATAGAACAAGAATGACGGCAGATTCTTCAGAAAGTATAACAAAGAATGGCGTTACTACATCATGGAAAGAAGGTAACAACTTTATAGTTGTACCTGAAAGTGTTATATCAGTAATCAATATATTTCCGTTCTCCAATAAATCAAACATGAATTTGTTTGATGTAAGATATCAAATGAGATTAAATGACTTGTATGATTTTTCATCTACAAGTATTATCAACTATGATGTTGTATTGAGACATTTAGACTTTTTAGACCATATCTTGGTGGGAGAAAAACCATTGAGATTTAATCAACACGATAATAGATTATTCATTGACATGGATTGGAAAAATGATTTAGGAGTAGGTGAGTATATTGTAATTGAAGCATATAGAAAAATGGATCCAGAAACTCATTCAGATGTATTTGATGACATATTTTTAAAAAGATATGTGACTGCTTTGTTTAAAAAACAATGGGGTGCTAATCTATCTAAATTTGGTGGAGTACAAATGATAGGTGGTGTGACTTTAAATGGTCAACAAATTTATTCAGAAGCGCTTCAAGATGTTGATAAGTTAGAACAGGAAATCAGAAGCTCGTATGAATTAAATCCAGCAATGATGATTGGATAAAATGACATGGCAGTTAACCATTATTTTCAAGCCGGCAGAGGTATAGGTAACGACTCTGAAAAGAGGTTACATGAAGATTTAATTATTGAAGGCCTAAAGATATATGGCCAAGATATTTATTATCTACCTCGTACACTTGTAAATAGAGATTTAGTTTTAGGAGAAGATACATCTAGTAGATTTGATGATTCATATTTACTTGAAATGTATTTTGAAACTACAGAGGGTTTTGCTGGTGAAAACGAAATCATTAATAAATTTGGTTTAGAAATTAGAGACGATACTACAGTTGTATTATCTAAAAGAAGATTTGAGGAACATGTTGCAAGTAAGGCAACATTAACTGCTCAAGGTAGACCAAATGAGGGTGATGTAATATATGTTCCTTTATTACAAGCTTATTTTGAAATACAGTTTGTAGAAGACCAAGAGCCGTTTTATCAACTTGGCAACTTACCAGTTTACAAATTAAAAGTAACTCGTTGGGAGTATGCTAATGAACAGATTAATACAGGTAATGAAGTATTAGACCAAACAGAGGACAAATACTCATTAGATACTTTACAATACCGTATGCAGTTAGAATATGGTCAAGAAATTTTAACAGGTCGTGGTTCAATTGCATTAGAAGATTATCACGATTACAAAACAGGTCAACCTGCTTTCTTAATGAATGAGGACTTTGTTGCAACATCAATTCAAACACAATCTCCATATGCAAGTAATTTAGATTTAAATGCTGAAGCAGGTTATGATACGGTTGGTGACCTATCAGACGATATATTAGACTTTACAGAAAGAAACCCATTTGGTGAGGTAGACGAATAATGTTTGGCAGTCATTTTTATAACGAGGGATTAAGAAAGCTTACAATTGCTTTTGGTCAAATCTTTAATAATATAATTATTCAAAATACATCATCTACCGGTGCTATAACAAAAAGATTTAGAGTGCCTTTAGCATATGCACCAAAAGAAAAGTTTTTAGTTAGATTAGAACAACAAGCCAATCTACAAAGAGATAGAGAGGTTGCAGTTACTTTACCTAGATTAGGATTTGAAATTACTGGTTTATCATATGACTCTAGTAGAAAAATTAATAAAATGCAAAAGACAATTAGAGTCAAATCAGGCGAGAGTGGTAAAAAAATGGAATATAACTATGCGCCTGTACCTTATAATATTAATTTTAGTTTATATTCATTTACTGCTACTGCTGAAAATGGTTTACAAATTATAGAACAGATTTTACCATTCTTTCAACCAGAATATACAGTTACAATGAATGTAATACCTGAATTAGATATTAAGAGAGATATACCAATTGTATTAAATGGTGTAAACTATGAAGATACATATAATGGAGAATTTACACAAAGACGAGCAGTAATTTATACATTAAGCTTTACTGCTAAAACATACTTGTACGGACCAATGACTAATCAAGGTGTTATTAAAACTGTACAAGCAGACCTTGGTGCTGATACTGAAGCGCCTTTAGCTAGAGATGAAAGAATTGTTATTACACCTAACCCTACAACAGCCGATAGTGATGATGATTTTGGATTTACAACAACCATAACAAGTTTTACTGATAGTAAACGATATAATCCGGTGAGTGATACAGATGAGTAAATTGGAAGATAATGTTAATGAGATTTTAGGTATAGAAAAAGATAGCACAACAGCTGTTAAGGTTTCTGACTTTCAACAACCAGCACCTGTGCCTAGAAAAATTGATGAAACAAAAGATGATGTTGATAATGATTATGTAAATAGTAGAGATAACTATTACAATCTTATTGATAAAGGTAATGAAGCCATTGAGGGTATACTTGATATTGCAAAAGAGGGTCAACACCCTAGAGCATATGAGGTTGCCGGTCAATTAATAGGTCAAGTTGCACAAACAGTAGATAAGTTACAAGACTTACAGAAAAAATTAAAAGACCTAAAAGAATTACCTAAATCAGCAAACACAAATATTAAAAATGCATTGTTTGTAGGTTCAACTATGGAGTTACAAAAAATGTTAAATAGGAAAGATGATGAAGTTATTGAAGGCGAAAGCGAACAACCAAAAAAAGATAATACTGGAAATAAATAAAATCCATTATATCAAATCAATGACACCTCTTCCTGAATTGTTATCAGGTGAAGAGTTACAAAACCCTATAGAAGTAAGACAACATACATATTCATTAACACCAAGAAAAGGTGTAGGTGGTAAAACATATGCAGAAAAACAATATTCAGTTTTTAGAGGTAGTCAAAGAGTACAGGCTGCCATACAAATGGGTTACACACATATTGAAGGAGTTATTTTAAATGACTGACGCATATCTAGGTAATCCAAATTTAAAAAAGGTAAACACGCCTGTTGAATTTACTAAAGAACAAATTTTAGAATATCAAAAGTGTGCCAGCGACCCTATTTACTTTATGAGAAAATACATTAAAATTGTATCTCTTGATGAGGGATTAGTGCCTTTTGATATGTACCCATTTCAAAAACATATCGTAAGGACAATACATGACAATCGTTTCACAATTTGTAAATTACCTCGTCAATCAGGTAAATCTACCACTACTATATCATATCTTTTACATTATGCCTTATTTAATCCTAATTCTAATATTGCTATTCTAGCAAACAAATCTTCTACTGCTAGAGATATATTAGGAAGATTACAACTTGCATATGAAAACATGCCAAAATGGATGCAACAAGGAGTAATTAATTGGAATAAAGGTAACATAGAATTAGAAAATAAATCTACTATTGTGGCGGCTGCAACATCTTCAAGTGCTATCCGAGGTGGTTCATTTAATATAATCTTTCTTGATGAGTTTGCTTTCGTACCTGCTAATATAGCAGAAATGTTTTTCAGCTCTGTTTATCCTACAATATCTGCTGGTACTAAAACTAAAATGATTATCGTATCTACACCTTATGGTATGAATCAGTTTTACAAATTATGGACAGACGCAGAGAATAAAAGAAATGATTATGTGCCTATTGAGGTACATTGGTCAGAGGTGCCAGGCAGAGATGAAGAGTGGAAAGAAGCAACAATAAGAAATACCTCACCTGAGCAATTTCAACAAGAGTTTGAGTGTGAGTTTTTAGGTTCTGTTAATACACTTATTAGTCCAGCAAAAATTAAAAACATGGTGTTTAAAACACCTCTTACATCAAATGCAGGTTTAGATGTATTTGAAAATCCTATAAAAGGTAGAACATATGTATGTACAGTTGATGTTGCCAGAGGTGTATCAAAAGATTATTCAGCGTTTGTAATATTAGATGTAACACAAATGCCTTTTAAGGTTGTTGCAAAGTATCGTAACAATGATATTAAACCTTTATTGTTTCCTCATACAATTGAAAAGGTTGCCAAAGCATATAATACTGCTCATGTATTAGTTGAGACAAACGACCTTGGTCAACAAATTGCAGAAGCATTACAGTTTGAATTAGAATATGATAACTTGTTAATGACTACAAATAGAGGAAGAGCCGGACAAATATTGGGAGCCGGTTTTAGTGGGAGAGGCGCAGGTTTTGGTGTTAAGATGACTAAACAAATTAAAAAAATTGGTTGTGCTAACATCAAAACCCTAGTCGAAAGTGATAAAATTCTTATTAATGATTTTAATATTGTTGAAGAGATGAGTACCTTTGTAAGAAGAGGTCAAAGTTGGCAAGCCGAAGAAGGTAATACAGACGATTTAATGATGTGTTTGGTTATCTTTGGTTGGTTATCTAATCAACCATTCTTTAAAGAGATGACTGATACTAACGCAAGACAAATGTTATATGATGAACAACAACATTTAATTGAGCAAGATATGGCACCATTTGGTTTTGTAGATGACGGCATACCAGATTATGAAAAACCTAGTGTGGATGAATACGGAGATGTCTGGCACCCGGTTGTTCGTAAAGGACAGTAGTTAGGTTTGCGTATATTATAAATATCAGTAAGGTTGAAATTTGAATATGGGCGTATGAATAATACGAATATTGAATATTTTAAGAATAATTAGCTAATTAAAAGGAGAAACCTAAATGGCATTTC